GTAGTTTATTATTTTTTAATAATAAATTAAAAGATCTAGTAATTAATGGCTGCAATAATTCAGATTGCAATCTGCCTAACACGGGGCCAAGTAATCTCATTTTTTCTTCAGTTCTTTGCATCACTTCTGTGGCTGTCATGTTTTGGCCTTGCGCTGTCATTAACTGATCGACAAAAAAGTTTTCCCTAATTGCTTTTCTTCTTTGTTCTTCCATTTGTAAACCAAGTGGATTGTTTGAACCGATATTTAAAGGTTCAATTCTTTCTCTAGTACCAGATCTATAAAAATTTAATCCGCCAGGAACAGTTCTAATCGGTAAAATAAAACCATCATCGGGAACCATTAAAGGTGGATCAATTTGTTTTTGAGCTGCTCTGATAGTTGTCTTAGACATTGTGTTTAACATCTTCGTATCAGGCAACGCATTCATTGCTGGAGATCTGCCGTAAATTTCATTAGATGAAGATTTTAAATATCTAGGTACCACGTATGGAAATTCTTTAAATCCACTTTCTCTTAATAGTGTTCCAGTTTTTTCGTGAACATGACATGATACCCAATCCATATTTTTATTATTGTCATAACCCATAGGTGTTTCATTTGGGTAAACAGAATGAATAATAACAGCATCTTCATAAGGTGCTTTTTCTATATCTGTTAAGATGGCTTTTGGAAATTCTGCGTCAGCATACATTGAAGGGATGTTTTTATTTTTAAGATGAAATCTTCTAGTTAAACTGTCAACCATTCCTTTACTATCTTCAGTAATAAATATTTCTGATATGTGTAAAGTTTTAAATCTTAAATCATCTTGAACATCATCACTAATAAACATAGCTGATGTACCAAAGCATAAAAGCTCGTGATATAATTCAAAAATCTCTTGTTGAAAATTAGATCTAGCAAACACTTGCTGCATAATTTTTGCGCAACTTTCTAGCCATTCGTTAGCTGCATCATTGTCAGCTGCCATTTGGTTTCTAAATTTTAATACAAACCATGGAGAAATAGTATTAGTCAACATTCCATTTAAAGATGAAGATAATAATTCTAATGCGTGTGTTGCAGTACCATCAAATACTTGATCGTGACGTTTGTCGCCTGGCGTATGTTTTTCTGTAATGTTTGCTTTTCTTGGTAAAAAATAATCCGCAAGCTCTTGCCAATGATCTTCCCATGTACTTCTTTGGCCTTTAAGAGAATTGTATCTCTCCATAACCATTTTTGCTTTTGGATTGTCTGCCATCTATGCTCCCAATGTTTTCTTAGTAGTGTTTAAATTAGTATCGCCTAAACCTTTAGCTTTTTGTAAAATTGTTAATGATCTACCTTTTTTCTTATTTGCTACAGAAATTTCTGCATTAGACATATCTTCTGCTTTTCTACCAGACATATCATTAGGCATATCTTCTGGACGAGACATAACTGTTGATGTTGCTTGTGATACTTCAGCTGTAGTTGGTGCTACAACTGCTGGTGGTTTTGGTAAAATTTTTCTTGCTACTCCTCCCATATTATTCTCCTCCTAATAAAGTTTTTTTAGTTGTTAGCTCGTTATCTTCTAAGCCATCAGCTGTTGTTAATATTGTAGAGCTTCTGCCTTTTCTATTTCTTCTAATAGCAGCTCTTTTTTCTTTAGCTTCTTCTGCTCTTACTGGATCCTCTGCCTTTGGTGGTTCTGGTAAAGGTTTTGGTTCTGGTATAGCTGGCATCGCTGGCATTTTTGGCATTAAAAAACCCATAATTATTTCTCCTGGTGTATTTGATATTCGCTTTCGGCTAACTTTTGTGCTGCCAATTTTTGTCTTGGTAATTCCGATAAAGATATAGCCATGTACCTTGCAGCATCGCAAGCGTGTGAGCTAAAATCCTTAACGGGTTTTGCACTAAAAATTCTCATCTTGTCATTGTACTTTCGATGATGATGTCTTAATGCAGCTATTAATGGTTTAGTTGTTTCTGCGTCAAACCAACATTTAGGTAACACCATTTTTAAACTGTGGATCCCATCTTCCAATGGTAGTTTTGGCAGTACCCTAAATCTTATTCCTAATTGATAAGCAACTTCTCGTCTTGTCTTACCATTACTAAATTCTGTAACTTCTATATCGTGTGGCGCATAGTGTTCGCCATAAACATAATCTTTGTCTTTAATCATTTGAACATAATGCGGCAAGCCTTCTTTGTTGTTTTCATAAAAATCAATAACCATTATTTGATTGCCGACTTGTTGAAAAAATATTATTGCCGTATTATCTCCGTAACCTAAATCCCAGGCGGTATGAACTAATAAACTTGGATCATAAGCAACTCTGCTTATCTGTTTATTATCTTCTAACTTTTGCATTATGTTTCCATAAATACTTCCCGTTACGTTTGCCACCCAATCGCATTCAAATTCTTGGAGAAATTTACTCTCCCCCATCTGCGCTTTAGCAGCGTCTAATTCTTCTTGATCTACTAAATTTGTTGTACTTGCTTTAGCAGTATAAGCTAACCACTTTGGATCACTTAATGCGTACTGGTATAGATCATAAAATATATTACTCATTCCAGCGGGTGTCGAAATAAAATATGCGAACCCTTTTCTGTCAGATATAGCGGGTCTCAAAATTTCGTGCCAAAGTTTTGGGTTCATTTGTGAAACCTCATCGACACAAATCCCATCTGCGTAAATTCCTCTAATACGATCTGGATCTTCTCCAGACATCAATGTTATTCTTGCGCCATTGGGGAAGTCGCATCTTAACTCGGTTTCGTTAAATGTAGTTCCAGGAATACAGCCAGCGTATTGCTTTAGATAATCCCAACAAACCCTCTTAATACTTACGAATGTTGGCCCGATCAGATAATACCTTGGGTTTTTCTTATCATTCGTTAACGCCTTTTTTATAAGGTGCATAATGACAAGTATTGTTTTCCCAAATCTCCGATGACAATTTAAAACTGCAAACCTATGCTTATCTAATTCCTCATGCAGCTCTGCTTGTAATGGCCGAGGCGTATAAGGTATTTGGATGTGCATTAGAAAATTATAGAAATTACAACAATAACTATAGCGGCTATTACAACTGCTTTAATATTTGTACTTCTGCTATTCCAATATTTTATTATCTTATCCATGTTTTCTCCTAGTGTAGAGTGGGTAGTTCAGTTAGATCTAAAATTGAGTTGTACTCAATCCCACTTTTTTTCATTAACTTTTTTACAAAATTGTCTGCGTGTCTTTTGTCATCAAAACCATTTAAGTGGATAACCATGCCATTGGTATCTTCTGCCAGGAAAACCATTGCTGTTATCATTTTGTGTTTTAATTTCTTATTCATAATCTGTGTCTGTCTGCGTGTGTCGAACTCCCAACTTATATATACTTAAAAAATGCGGGTNGTTTTCGGGGTATACCCCTCTAAATGTTCTNGCANTGTTCCTTGTTTATATGCAAATAACTAGGTTCGTAGGTATAAAACCTACCAACTATTAGCGTTGTTCTTTACTTATTTGATAAACCAGAGAGCAACCAGGGAGTAGCAGCTCAACTTTATCTATATCCGAACTCATACCCGCTGGCGAGGAGCCAGGCGTTCAGTATAAAAGCACGGAGATCTTAGGTACTCCAGGCTAGATACAACAAAGCCAGGCAGTATCTCTACTAAACCTGGCTGAATTGTTTTACTTATTTAATTCTTGTAAACTTTGCTTGTTCATTTCAAAGCTAGTGTCTCTTTCGATACCTAAACCGAATGGAGCCTTGAACGCTTTCAACTCATCGATAGAAGTATATCCCAACTCTTTTTCGTGAACGTCAGCTAATCCAAACGCAACGTTAGTGTCTGGATTTAACTCTGATAGATACCAAGTACCGATACCAGCTGGATTGAATAACTTCACAACAGCTTTGAACTCCTTAGTTCCGTCTTGCTCTTTGAAGTTTTTAACTAGCTGCTTATACTGAGCATCTAAAAACATTTTTTGTGCCATTTGTTTTACTCCTTTGTTTTTCATTCAACTAAGGAATATCAAAGCATTACCAATGTGTCAACACTTATTACCAGATTGGTTAATTAATTATTTTGTAAGCTCGGAACAGCTGTCGTTTGTATTTCTTCCACAATCTTTTTAGCATCAACCATTTCATTTGGTTTCCCCCAACTAACAGTAATTGTCGTATCTTGTTTAATATCTTGTTGCAGCTTGTCGCCAAATGTTTTAGCAGCAAGTTTAGAAGCCATCCATCTTATGTGGCTCCACTTCTCCCTTAAGAAATGTGTCTCTTGTGGTGTCTTTGGGATCTCCATATCTTCCGCTATTTTATCTAATAGAGTGAATACTCCAGTTTGCCTGGCGGCCATAATTTTCTTTTGTAGTTCCTCATCCTCTCGACAATATCTATAAACTGTTGAAGCGTCTGGAAGTTTTTTATCTCTTGTAATTTTTGATAAAGGCTCTCCAAGCTCTAAACGCTTGATGATTTCTGTAATTTGTTTTGTATCCATATTAAAAGTTGTTCATCGGTATAATTTTTAAATTGTTTTAAATTTTTGTAAGCAATCAATTTGCCTTTTAAAGTAACGGCTCCCGTTGAAGCTCCACCATGGAACCGACAACGATAATGACCCGACTTTTTTAAATATCCCTTTGCTCTACACTGTTTGCCAGATGTTCTTGCGATACTTTCGCATTGGATTTTTTTAAGTGGATGACCAGCCATAATGTTCAGATATTTTTATATCCAACTGTACTCTTTCAATTACTAAATTAGATCAATCTTGTCTATAACTGATTTTGTGAGCTTACTTTCAAGATTAAATAGTGCGTTCAAATATTTTTTTTTAATTGTCACTCGATGGCAGCCAAACATCTTTCCAAGTGCTACCCAGGAATAACGCTTCGATCTTTGCCATAATATTTGTCTTTCTTCTAATTCAACCAAGGGAAGCAATTCAATGATTGTTAGTTCCCAGCAAGCAATTTGTTTGTTGTTGGCTCGAAGTTTTAATTTATCTTTATTCTCATAGAAGCCAAAATCGTCTCTATCATAAGAGAATTTTAGGATATCAAACATAGACGCAGCTTTAGGAAGTTTTGGTTTTGGCATAAATCGTTCTGCTAAACCAGCTGTGTTTAAAATATCCATTAATTTAGTGCAGCGTAACTTCAACTTGCCACCTTCACGATGGCATCAAACTTTTTTATAGGTTCATCTTTCTTCCACTTATGCTTTGCAACCTTGTCTCCGTTCTTATTCCTATATTCAATATAATTTCCAAATTCAGCGCAGTATTCGTATTGCTCGCCTTCATACTCTATTGATGTTCCACTATGTTTAGCGGTGGGGGGAGAGTATCTTGCTCTTTGATAGCTATTAAACTTATTATATCTGTTACTGGTTTTATATAATGGTTTTATTAATAAGTCTCTCTGTGAACCTTCGCTGGTGTCAGCTTGAGACTTCACGTGATCTATACGGGTTTTCTCTAATACCATTTGCTGCGTTAATAAATATAAGTTAGTCGAGGCAAGGCGTTTTATTGTTAAGTAACCTAGTTTGGCAAGTTGTCTAGTGGCTCTCTGAATACTAGATCTTGAAATACCCGTATCCTTTTTTATCGTGGAGTAACGTGGATAGCATTTACCCGTTTTATGGTTCATATAGCCAACGAGAGTGAAGTAAACAATCTTATCGTTACTTGATAGCCTAACATCTTTAACCACGCTTAGATCGCCTACAAAAAAGAAA